TGTATGCGCGTTGCGGTCCCATTACCTTGGCGTCTGAACCGTCCGCATTCTTTACCTTGTTCCCATCCTTATCCTTTTTATCGAACGCCATGCGCGGTGACAATACCCATGCCCATGGAGCCTTACAGCCTTTCTTAATCGTGAATCCACGCTTCACCATGTTTCCATAGGTGATCCACCCATTGGATTCAAAGCCGCGATCCATGCGGACTACCATTAATTGCATGATGTTACCGCCGCTGTACTGCCGCCCGTTGTCTGCGTTATATGGCAGTCCGTTAGCGGTCCACTTACTCAGTGTCTTACGCCATAATTGCAGGCGCTCATCGGACCCTTCACCCATTATCTCTAGGATGCGGGCAGTTATCGCCTCACCCATCTTTTCTACGGCAGTGGATGCGTTCGCTAGGTTTGCGGGTTTCATTGTGTGGCCTCCGGTTAGTGCGTGAAACAGCGATTAGGATTTGGTTAGTTTGGAAAGGGCCGATCAAAGCATTATCTCATGGAACCAGTAGCAAAGGCTACCGTTTATCGGCCCGGATTGCGGGCGTTACCTCGTTACTTACCAGTGCGGCAACAGCCCAACTGTTGGAACCTCGTTACCTATAACTGTGCGTGACTTCGTTACTTAGAACAGTTGGCGCAGTGCGAACTGTTGGAACTTCGTTACCTAGAACTGTACTCATGGCGTTACCTTGAAACCTCATACTGTGAGTAACGCGACAAGTTATTGATTATCCAGTGATACTAGCGAACGCGTTACGTTGTTACTTTTCCGACTACGTAGAGAAGAAAATGTTTACCGCTACAGTTACAGTTACAGCGGCGCGGGCCGGGTTTGGCGGGTAATGGGTGAGTGCTGTATTTTCTGGCGCACATGGACTTTTCTTTCTGTTTTTGGTTGCGACAAAGTAACACCATACTGGAAACATAGCTGGCCCTAGGCTGGAACCCGTATTTTTTGACGTGTTACCTCGACGTATCAAGTAACGCTGAGACTTACAGCCCTAGGTTTCAGGTAACGCGTTTCTACAGTTTGGGGTAACGGAGTAACGCCTACTAACTACAGCGGGCGCATTGTTTCACGGCATACTCAGTAACTAAACCCGACCGCAAGCTTAGTCCCTTTGCGCACCCACACTTGCCGGTTCGCGTCTTTGTAGTCATCCAATGCATACCGTTTAGTAGCGCGATCATAGTATGCGCGCCGATAGGTTTTGCTTTGCATACTGCCATCCGCGTTTAGCTTACGGACAAACTCGCCTTGTTTGATTGTCTCTACAGTCTGAGTCGTGTAGTCCATAGTATTAACTCCGATAGTCAATGCTAGTTATTAATTTAGTAACTAAGTGCAACTAAACTGCGCGGGATGCGCGTCGCGGCATAATCTCTGCCGCTGTGTTTATTATACTCCAATACCTATATTTCACCTAATACTCAGAGCCGCATAATAATGCCGCATTATCCCGCGACATAATACCCGCTGCGAACGCCACCACCGGGGCACCCCCATGCGGACCAAGCGAACGAGGGGCGGGGGTATGAAGGGGCTGCACACCACCATACATTGATTCTAGTGTGCTCCCAAAACCCTGCGAAAATAGTATTTATTCTTTATATTCCACCACAGAAATACGCCGTAAATTTCTGGAAAAATCGCTATAAAAACGGCTGCATACCCCTCGTATACACCGGGGCAAAACGCCTAGGTACTCCACGTTAACAAAGCCTTGTCACGCCGTGAAAACTATGCGAACATATATCTAAGCATCACATAAGTAGGCACAACTACTAAAAATGACCGGAAACCTAGCCGCAGCGCCAGTCCTTTATAGCGACTCCATTCAAGCACGCGCAGCCCCGAACCGATACCGGCAGATTGGAAGCCCCTACGCATTTCTAAATGCGATTGGTATAGACGCCGTATTAGAAGAAGTGTACAAAGGCTCCAACATAGTAGACGTGGCACAACGCATCAATATCAGTATTGGTGTTTTCTTGGCGTGGCTGCACGAAGAAGGCCACATACAGCGTTTTGAGGATGCTACGAAGATGAGTGCCGAAGGGTACTTATCCGAAGCTGGACGCCTACTGCGGAATGCACAGAATGATTTTGAGTTGAAGAAAGCGACTAAGATTGCCGACCATGGTCGGTTTCTCGCCAGCAAGCTTGACAAACAGAGGTATGGCCAAGACAACACGAAGCTTGGTAATGCGACTGGTGTTACGTTTGTGATGCATATAGGTGGGCACACGCAGTCTATCCAGACAATGGTGGAACCAGACCATGTGATTCGTCATACTCCGCCAGAGATACGTACTATAGAAGGTACGTTCGCAATACTTCCCAACCCAACAACACCGACGCCAGAAGGCGTGCTTGAGCCGGAGGACATAGGGCCATTTGAAGATGCGCCGTTCATACCCAAGGCCGAGGCCATACCTACTTACCTTAAAGGGAAATGATGAGTATGCAGGTGATTATGTTTATTGTACTGGTGTTGGTCGTGGCGATAACAGGGTATTTAACGCGGCGTAGGGGCTTATGATAACCAAAGAGTACCATGCCGAGCCTACACTGACTCGGTTCCACTTGTCCGAGTCAGTATTTAAATACGTAGAAGGCCCAGTTGGGTCGGGTAAGTCCACAGGCTGCATCATGGACTTACTACGCATGGGCATGGAGCAGCAACCGGACGAACACGGTGTACGATACAGCCGTTGGGGAATCATCCGAGCAACGAACCCGCAGCTACGATCCACAACCATCAAGACGTTTGAAATGTGGGTACCGCCGGAGATTGCTCCGGTCGTGTATACTGCACCAGTCAGTGCCAAGATGCGGCAGAGATTGTCGGATGGTACGATAGCCGATATTGAGTTCGTGTTTCTTGCCCTAGATGAGCCAGAGGACATTCGTAAACTTACATCGTTAGAGCTTACTGGTGCGTATGTGAACGAAGGTCGAGAGATTGACCATACGCACATTGAAACGTTGCAGGGGCGTATTGGACGTTACCCGCAGACGCGCAAAGACCCTGCAACCAAAAAGACCTTGTACGGGCCTACGCACGTCAAGATCATCATGGACTCCAACCCACCGAAGACGACGCACTGGATATACAGTACGTTCCACACGGGGCAGATTCCAGAAGGGTATGAGATATTCATACAGCCTTCCGCCGTGTATTGGGACGCGGAGACAGAAAAATGGCTGATGAATCCGGATGCGGAGAACTTGTCGCATCTTCCGGATGGATACTACGAGCGGCAGCTTAAGGGCGCAACCGACGAATATATACGCGTCATGCTTGCAGGTGAGTGCGGCATGACGGTAGCTGGCAAGCCGGTATTTCCCAGCTACAGCGAACGCAGACATGTAGCGACGGTGAAACTTAACCCAATACGCGGCTATCCTGTTATAGCCGGAATAGACTTTGGGTTAATGCCTGCGGTTATACTCGGGCAACTTACACATAAAGGCTTCCGAGTTACGGATGAGTTACCTGCGTCCGATGAATCCTTGGAAGACTTTATTGCTGAGTATCTTAAGCCCCTGTTACAGCAGCGATATCCCGGCTATCCTATTATTGGTTCCGGTGATCCTGCGGGTCGGGGCCGGTCGGGGCTGGATAAGCGTACGCCTTTCGATGTGCTTATAGCGGCAGGCATAAAAGCGTTCCCAGCATACACTAACAACTTCATTACACGCAAGGAAACGGTGGAGTGGTTCCTTAAACGCGATGAAGGTCTGTTGATATCTCCACACTGCACGGTATTACGTGAAGGATTCGCAGGCGGCTATATCTATAAACTGCAACGAAATAATAGTGGAAACCACTCAGAACGTCCTGATAAGAACGAGTATTCCCACCCTATGGATGCGCTACAATATGCATTACTTCAAGCTAAGTACGGCAGCGGCGCTACGAAAAAAGAGTACGATAGTACGCCTAAGAAATATTTGTACGCCTGACATTCCCCTTGACGTAGGGTTAGGAAGTCGCTACGGTCGAGTGAAGTTGACACCAATTTCACAGGATGGGGCGATGGCACGGAAGAGGTACGCGAACGCGGCAGCTATTGTCATATTCATGATTGCGATTGTGTTATTGGTGTCCAGTATAAGCGCGCACGCCAATACGATTTCCCCAATAGACGGGGCTCGCGTTGATGTAGGACTGGTGTTACAATATCTAGTAGCGATACTTATAGCCATCATTGCATGGTTCGTAAAGAAGGTAGATTCCCGCGTTGACGCGATTGAGCGTCAAATAGCCCCCTACATGTACTTAGAAACACGACTGACTGGCCACGATAACGAAGACAAACAGCTACAGACGCAGATAAACATATTGCGGGACACCCTTAACACTAACCATCCCACAAAAGCCGACACCGCAGAGCATAGGCGTATCGTCGAAGCCGGAATTAGAGAAATCAAAGACGAAATCCGGGAGAGTGGACGGCAGATGAACCAGCGGATTGATGCACTGAATAGCCATGCTTGGCGTGGTGATATAGGATTGTCTCCATGACAGAGCAGCAAGGGCGGGAACTTAAGTGGGACGTTGCCGCCATACTAGCCTTCATTGTGACGATTCTAGTAGCATTAGCTACGCTTACACCGTATGTATGGATCATCCCCGAAAAGAATATGAATCTTGTGACACAGGCGCAGACAACGCTGTGGAATGGATGGTTCGTAATCCTCGCATTCTACTTTAAACAGAAGGGGTCGAACCCGGTAGATGCGGAAACAATATCAACACAGGCAAACGTAATTAAGAAAGCACAAGACGCCCTAGCGCCGGTGCCTACCGCCGAGAACACAGTAAAGCTAGAGCCGGGGGATAAGGTAGAAGTAAAGGGTGTTGAACCAACCAAGGATAATACTTGAACACAATAGAAATGGCCATCGCGTCGTTGGGCACACACGCGGAAAAGTGGGCAGAGCCGTTAGAAGCGGTAATGATCCGAGAAGGTATTACACCGCAGCTTGAAAAGGCACACTTTATTACCCAGCTTGCCTATGAGTCAATGGTATTCGTGGCAGTAGAAGAAAACCTTAACTACTCAGCGAAGGGCTTGCAGGAAGTATTCCATAAGTATTTTAAGACGACAAAATTGGCGCTTGACTATGCGCGCAACCCTCGCAAGATTGCCAATCGGGTATATGCCAACCGTATGGGGAATGGGGACGAAGCGAGTGGGGATGGGTATGAGTTTCGTGGCCGCTCTCCTATAATGCTGACGGGAAGAAATAATTACACCGCTGCATCAATGGACATATTCGGCGACAGAACACTTATAATTAATCCTGATTTGGCGGCGATGCCGGAGACAGGGGCAAAGATATGCGCTTGGTTTTGGATTAAAAATGGCTGCAAGAAGTATGCATTAGAAGACAATCTTCTGGCTGTATCAGGACTCATAAATGTCGGAAAGGCTACTGCTACAGAAGAGCAGGTAATCGGTTGGGAGGGGCGCAAGAAAATGTTAGTGCGTGTAAAGAAAGCATTTAACCTTAACTCATAGGATATAACAATGCCCACTACAGGTAAAGTAGCAAACGATATAGCCCAAGCGATGGATACAGCGCAGCAAACAGCTATAGATGTTTTGCAGGAGAAAGAACTTAGCAGCACTAATTTTCTAGTGGACGGTGCCCTTACTAAAACTACCGGGCTTAAAGCGCTTACGAAAGCCACAGCCGGGGCATATACATTGGCTGCACCGACTGTTGATGAAGAAGGGGCGGAAATAACAATCGTTTCGGATACGGCGGCAGCACATGTTGTAACAGCAACCGGGCTTATTCAGGACGGAGTAACAGGCGGCTCGAAAACTACAATGACATTCGCGGCATTCGCAGGCGCATCCATTAAGTTGGTAGCTCACGCGCTAAAGTGGACTGTTGTTTCCAAAAACGTGGTTACTATTTCCTAACGGGGTATAGTATGCGGTTCAAGGTAGGCTCCATACACAGCATATCGTCGCAGTTACAGGCGCAAGCTATGGCTAAGTCCGGAAAGATCACACCCGGTAATGCGGCAAAGATGCTAGGCAAGCTTGGTGGCGTAGAGGGCGCCACCAAAGCTATACGAAAGCAGACTGACGGGTTAAGGAAACGACATGACCGCTAAGATTCTGGCGTACGCTGTAGCCGCAGCGTTGATGTTTGGGGCAGGCTGGGCGGGCGCGACATGGAAAGCCGGAAACGAAACTAAGCAAGTACGTATAGATGCGTTGACCGACCAAAATACGCGCCAGAACACATTTATAGACAACATAAACAAAAACCTAAAAGACGTTGTGGAAAAGTCAAAAGCTGCGGCCGACCAAACACAAAAAACCGTAGATACACTGACTACTGTACGCTCCCAAACAAGCCGAGAAATGCAAGCGATTGCGGCCCAATCAAAACAGGTGTCAAATGAAATCAAAATGCTGGGTGTACCTAAGTGCAGCTATGATGCTGACTATGGCCGCGTGTGGAACACAATCGGTGAAAACGCCAACGCCGGACGCGATTACTTATACGGCTCCAAGCGTTAGACAACACATTGAAATCGCATACGTTCCCCCGTTCCCAGTTGACATGCCACAGAACGAGGTAGATGCGGCTAATATATTTAAGGTGGCGGGCGACGTATATAGAATGTGCATAAATGCGCTAACGGGCGCGAAGAAACAAGACGAGGCTATTAGTGGCAAATAACGCCTTAGATGCATATTCCGTTAAGGAAGAAAAGCCTGAGTCTGTAGAGAATACAGATTTTCAGGAAGATTTAGCATCTTTCATTAAGAAACAGTTTCAACGAGCGGAAGAACATAAGCGCGCTATCGGTATCGAAGCGCGCTTATTGCGTAATTTATCCGCCAGAAAGATGGAGTACAGTCCAGAGCAACTTGCGATCATAGACCCAAACACAAATGTATATATAGGGCTATGCTCGCTTAAAGCGAGAGCCGCTGAGTCTTGGCTTACGGATATCATTCTAAACAACATCGACAAGCCGTGGACTATTGAACACACCCCTGTTCCGGACTTACCTGCATCCGCGAAAGAACAGGTAGTTGACTTACTGATACAAGAGTTGGCGACGATGCCGACCATAGAAGACATACGCGAGAGAGCGAAAGAATTAAAGTCAGTCGCGCTAGATCAAGCAAACGAAAAAGCCGAAGCTGCAGTCAGTAAGCATGAGATAGTGCTGAACGACCAAGTCGCTGAGAGCGAGTTTGGACGAGAGTTTGCGGCGCTGATTCAAGATTTTAGTACATACCCGTCAGTGTTTATGCGCGGGCCTTTCATCGTGTCTAAAAAAGTAGCGTCGTGGAATGGAGATACATACGCGGCTACTGAGCAACAGATTCCCGATGTACGGGTAATAAGTCCTTTTGACGCGTATCCGTCACCCACGTCAACGAATACGCAAAACGGGGAGTTTTTCTGCGAGCGTGCGCGCTTACTCCCCAACGCACTATACAACGCTATTAAGGTTAAGGGGTTCGACGAAGTAAATATTCGTCGGGCACTTATGGAGTATTGCGAAGGGTACTCCCTAGAGTTACCCGTAGACACATCGCGTGACAGGTTGGAAGAAACGGACCAAGATAGCACACGCAAGAAAACTACGCTGGACACCATAATCTATAATGGGTTAGTACGCGGTAAGTGGCTTATAGAACACAAAGTTCTCGTAGAAGACCCGCAGAAGGACTACGAGGCGGAAGTGTGGGTAGTTGGCGAATACGTCATTAAAGCCGTGCTAAACCCCAATAAGTTAGACCGCCGCCCAATACATAGTACATCGTTCGTCAAGCGGAATAGCAGCATTTGGGGCGACTGCGTCATAGATTTGGTCTACGACACAGAGCGTATTTGTAATGCTGCGGCCCGTGCCATGGTGAAAAACATGGCCTTTGCGTCTGGCCCTATTGTGGAAGCGGATAATACGCGCTTAGAAGGGCAAGACCCACGAGATTTATACCCGTATAAGGTATTCATAGTAGGACCAGACTTAGGTGGGACAGGCCAGCCTGCAATTCGCTTCAATAAGGTTGACAGTGTGCTGAACGACCTTATGGCACTGTTTGAGCGATACTTAAAGGTTGCAGATGACTTGTCAGGAATACCTGCGTATGTACTAGGAAACCCGCAAGTAGCAGGGGCGGGGCGCACAATGGGCGGCCTGTCTATGTTGATGGGCAATGCCGCAAAGGGTATTAAGAGCGCACAACTAAACATCGATAGAGAAATCATTACCCCATACATTGAGGGGCTATATGATTACAATATGCAAACGTCTAAGGACACTAGCATAAAGGCGGACGCCAAAGTAATTGCCCGAGGAGCAACTGGCCTCATGCAGCGAGAGCTGGCGCAGTCGCGTATTGTGGAAGTGTTGAATATGTTGATTCCGATTGTCCCAATTTGGGATAGACTGCCTGACGGGATTAAGGTATTGTTGCGGGAATTCCTAAAAACGACTGGCCTCCCTATTGACGAGATTATCGCCGACCCTATGAAGGGACAGAATTTGCTACAGAAGTTCCGCGAACTGAGTCAGAATGAAAGTATGGATCGGGGGACTAGTTCTCCCGTCCCACTACCCCCGCAGAGTCAACCAGCTTTACCTAACCCCAACCCACAGCCCACACCGTTAGCCACTGCCGGACCTGCATAAATGGCAAACTCCGCTATCCAGTTTGGTCGCAGCTTGCGACCTTCGGCATTGGAAGTAAGAGAAACATCGTACAATCAAATACAGATACTTTTTGGGAAGTTAAGTGATGAGAAGTGGAGCGCAAATATAACGGTTGGCACTGAGCCGGTAGTAATAAAAGTGTTTGGGTTTGTGACAGGGCAAGAGATTGTAGTTTATAACGTATTCCGAAATATTCGTGAGAAAATGTTTTATAACGGGGAGCCGTTTGTGCTTACCCCGACAAATAATGTACTAGTGCTTGCACTAGCGGGAGTATATGCCCTATACACCGAGGCTGTTTTGGGGGCTATACGCTGTATTGCGTACCCCTTATCAGCGTTGGATAAGAAGGCGCAGCAAAGCACACACATTAAGAATCCTAACGGCCCACATAGTGCGCAGCCGAACACGTATTTCGATGGAAGTGCTGGTAAAGAAATCAGTCAAGAGTTTTTTGTAGGCACAACCCCACAGGCATTTCGCGCCTATGGGGTAATAGATCAAGTTATTGAGCTTGTACAGCTGTTTGATGGGCTAGAAGCACAGGTAGTAGAGAATGGAACCCCTGTGCAGATGGACGCAGCACATACAGCCTTGGTAGTTACTATAGCCGGACGCTACAAATTCAGACTGGTTGGGTCATCCCTTGGAGTAGTAGTCGCAGTAAACCCAACGCTAGTGAATTACAGCGACCCTTTTATAAAAAAGGGCGATAAAGGTGAGCAGGGCGCACCGGGAGAGCCGGGCGGAACCATCACAAAAATAGACGGCGGCAACTTTTAAGGGCGAATCATGGCAGTTATCATTGAGATTAAGCGTCGTTGGACAGGATTACCCGGTGCGCCAGCGTCGCTCGCATCGGCGGAGTTTGCCTATAATGGCGTAGATGATGTTTTATATTTGGGTAAAGGTGATGACGGCGGGGGCAATGCTACGTAAGTCGTATCGGTGGGCGGACCCGGCCTATTCGATTTAAAAGCCAATCTAATAAGCCCTC